GAGCCGGCTGGCCGCCGGCATTTTTCATTCCACCGACGAGGCGCCTAGTGGCGCGGTCGCCGAGGGTCCTGCCGTTATCGTCCTTGAGAGCAGTATTAGCTATGTCAGTCAAAGCATCGTTCGTCTTGAGAACAGAAGCTCCACGAAAACCAAAAGGCAAACTCTCTCGAGGAACGTCTTCCTCTTGAACGGCCGGATGCATGACCACCCTAATACGATTGGAGACGTTAGGATATTTTCCACCGATTACTAGGCGTCGTTCGTCTGGATCTTCTTGGTCGAAGTCGAAAGAAACGCTCTTGTCGCCGATCTGCCTTGCAATGTAGCGCTCCGAATTCGGATTGAGATTGCATTCTGCATACCTCTCTACTACCTCGGTATTGGTGTCCTTATCGTTGAAAAGCCTTACTTGCACTTCGAAGGTGCCGAATTTATCTTTATCGTCTGTGCTAGCCCGTAAGGTGGCAATCGAAATCTTGAACTTAGAATTCGCATGCGCTCCATCGGACAGCGTCTCAAAATGGAACAACGGATATTCCACCGCGCCGAAGGGCTGGGAAATAAACTCCGTAGTTTTGGGGGTCGTGTACCGAGTATCAAATCGGCCGAAAGCATCCAAGAAGTTCTGCGTCGTATCACCCGAATCTTTAGATGTTCTGATAACCGATCCAGAAAGCAGTGCCACGACCTGGCTGTCGGTACTAGCCAGCTCATTCTCGATAGCAAGATCTTGATATAGAACGTGGCCAACCGATTGAAACTTGAGAGGATCGGTGTTCAACACCTTTCCTACGTAGTTGGAATCGTTCGGGTCCAAGGACGCGGTCAAAATCCGAATCCCAGGCTTGCCTTCAGCATTTCCGAAGGCTGCACCACCCGTAGACGAGCTGAGCACCAGCTTGAAGTAGCGAGACTTTGAGAGAGGCGTGCCTGCCACCGCTCCTGCGGTTGTGTTGTATCTGGCCACGTTAGCCTGAGACCAGGAGGCCGAGGCGTTCAAGATCTGTATCTTGCTGCCCGTAGAATTCAAGATGACCCCACGGATCAGCCTCACAGTATCAGAGGCGCCGTCGCGGCCGCCTAGATTGTAAGAGCTGTTATCAGTGAACATGGGGTACCCCACAGCCTCATCGACCGGTACCGTATGAGTTGCAGCAATGAACTGCACTATCCCCTTGGGGTTGAGATTCTTAGTACCATCACCGCCGGCAGAGCCAGTTATTCGGAATCCGGCATTCTTTACGGTGCCCTGCGTTTCCGTATTAGAAAAATCTGTAGAACTCTCGTTCGCTCCAGCTCCTAGGACTCGAAGGTACGTAAGAGAGGTTCTGTGGTTCAAGAATTCGCGCACTGCATACGGCCCAAAGCGATCTGGGTCTAAGGTACCAAACCTCGTCTCGAAGTCAGCGAATGAACCAACAGTTACTGGCACGAATGCTGGTCCTCGGTCTGCCGTACCAATTACACCAGCAGGAGTACCACTCGGAGTAGTAACTCTTGCTGATAAGTCTATTTCTTGCTCAAAAAAGCCAGGTGAACGAAAAATTTGCTCAGCCATCTTATCTCCTAAAGCGGTCTGCGTCTAACATGTCTATAAGTATGGTGTGAAAGTCAAAGAAGCAGCCTGTAGCACTCATCAACCGGTTATTATTCCGAATAAATATCGATTTTTAGAACCGTCTCGCCGCTGCGTCTATCACTGGATTTCACAAAAACTTTTCGAGCACTCTCTTCCCCTGTAAATGGATTCTCTTCTATCTTTATGGTTTTAACGCTACTCCTAGTCTCTGTCCCTCCCACATCTGCAACGGGCTGCGAGCGCAAAGAGTCCGGTGCATATGGATGTGCAATAGCTTGCCCTGGAAGCGGGTCGTCGACGCTTCTGATGGCATCCAAGACATAAGCATTAGGATCGCCAGACGGAATGTTAGCCGGCGGGTTGTTTGCGTACGACTCTAGATTGAAAATCTCTCCTGTGAAACTTATATCTGGCGCAGAAACGTACTTTCGCAGCACATTTTGTGAGCCTCCAAAAGCAGACCCTACAATATAGGCAGGAACGTTAACAGTGAAGGAATACCTGACCATTCTTTCACTATCTGTAAAATCATCAAAATTGTTCCCGGGCGACAGTGCGTCATCGATATACCCAACGAACCAATAGCCTTTTGGCGTCTCCAAACGAAATGCTCTCTGTGAGTACGATTGATATAGAGACATCAAAGCCATGATCATGTCGTTCATCTGCGTTGTGTACTGAGTCCAAAAAGTCACTTCATATGCCGCAGCATAGTACTTTGGAGGAGGCATCGTGATGACTTCGAAGACGTTTGCCCCGATATCCGACTCAAGGACTCGTCCGAACAAAGCGTCAATATTTTTCTTTGCTGAGGCCCTCCGGGTAGCGATGCGGCCGGGCAAGCTTCCGGTGAGCGTCGTTTGTTTGGCAGCTGGAGATACCAAGTTATCCGAATTCTGAAAGCCTTGCTTATTGATCAGCCTCTGGTAGATCGGATCTTTAGGGCTTAATCTAGTCTTTACAGTGAGCGGCGCATTTTGATTAGTGCCGGCTCCCATCGTGGGAGATTGGGTAACTCCGGTGCGCATGATCGAGATGAGTGGTAGAATCAGTGCTCCAGCCCTGTCGCGCAGCGGCTCCTTACGTCGTAATACCGCAAAACGTTCCCCAGTAGCAAATATGACAGGCGCCCGACGTTGTCCACTTTGGTGCCCATAGTTGAAAGGTAGTTGTTTATCAAAGAGATCAAACAGAGAACGATCCACGTCTTCTATCGTACAGCTAGGGACGTCCATATCTTCAGGGATGGAATATCCCTCCCGGATCTCGGCCGGAGACTTGTAGCTATCGTCCCTTCTAGTAGACATCCATCACCTTCCTATGAATCGCTATAAAACGCTGAGTCTATTGTTCCAATCTCGTTTTCTGAGTGGTCTCCACCAGCTTCAGATACTTGGGCTGGACCGCTGATGGGCTCGGTCACGGTGCCTCTTCGCTGCAGCGATCGTACGTCGCCGGTTGGGCCGTCGGCGTTCTCAGCAAACCCTCGTTGCTGCACGAATTTTTCTTGGACTGCATCAGGATCCGTATAGGCCTCGCTAGTCGGTCCGAGCGGAATCTTGTCTATCAAACCCATCCGTGCCTGCTTACCGACCAACTTCAGGCCGACGCTATGCTCTATTTCGCCGTAGACCGTGCTCTCAATGATCGCACTCGTTATCTCAAAGAACGTATCGCCATAACTGAAGTAGTCACCTGATTGGGGATCCAAATCTTTATCCAGTAGATCCCTTTCGTGCAAGAATACGTTCGCGGTCCATAACTCCTCAGAGCCGTAACGTCCGGTCGACGCCACTGCTGGTTCCCATTCTACCCGCGCGTCGATCACGACGGGCGGATCGAACACCTTATTCACTGACTCCTCGTATACGTCATGAATGTTCGAGAGATCTTCTCTAGCCTTATAGAAATAGATCTTTTGGCCGACGACGTCTTTGATGATCTCTTTGGTGAGATCGGATATGAGATCCACTTCACGAGGAGTGATGAATAACCTAGACATTCATCACCCCATTATCACAGCGCGGCCGTTGGGAATCGGAATGTTGCGCAAAACTCGTGTGAGGTTCTCGCTAGCAGTCGCCTCATCCTCTAACATTGCGCTGTAAGTCAGTTCCCCTATCATATTAATCAGACTATCCCTGAGGCCCGTTTGGTCCTCTCGGCCGAGCGACACCAGCTCCGTACCATTAAGAGACAGATCTGCTCCTGGAATGGGAACTGAGGCGAACTTTGAACGTATGAGACCCAAGAGTTCCGTTGACAGAGCTTGAGTGTACTGCCTTACCCACTGCCGGCCTATCGAATTGATCCTGGTATATAATAAATTGCCGAACGGAACATTAGACAAGTTGCTGACCCCATAGATCGTCTCGTCATTATACGATGGCTTCATGGGATCTGGGCTAAAGCCTACACGAACCCATATTTTTTTAGGCTTGACCGGGGAACCGGTAGGCATCGGAAAAATGCGAATCTTGGTACCAGTGATCTTGTACGAATAGTTGCTCCGCCTCACGCGAGTCGACAAATCGAGCTGGCCTCCTCGTAACAAGTCTTCGAAGACCGGAAGGATGTAAAATACGGTCTCCGGTGTAAACGACTCGAACGCAAACTCATTGGCGAGGTAGTTTACTGCGCTGTTGGAATCAAAGAACCTGTACGCATTTGAGGGAGAAAAATGAAAAACTTCCATGATCTTCATTTTGGTCTGCGGACTGTTGGTCGCATTCGAAAATATGGTGTTGCCGTCGGTGTCCAGGAGGTCGGTGTACAGATCGTAATCTTGCACATCTTTCGTCATGTCTATAGAACCGCTGACAGTGTTGTAAGATCCTCCTAGGCCAGCGTCCATTGCATAAGGCTCTGCTCGTCGGAGCATGAACTCAAAGTTTCCTCTTGGGAACTTCTGCTCGCTGCCGCTCAATAGAGAGCCGGTAGCCATTCCTAACAGATTTGAGAGTTGAGACTTCGCTTGGTGTTCGTTGATGATCGCGCCATACACGCAAAAAGACTCTTCGAAGCATGCCCAGATCTGTTTTTTGGTCAACTCGACCGACAAAATGTCATCTCCCATCTTTCGCTTGACGAAAGTGACCATGCTGTCAGCTTCGCCTTGGAAGTCAACATCAGAATCGAAGAACCCGAACGGAGTCGGATTCGTTGTATTAGCGAATGTAGCCATCTATGCAATCCCCTCTGCGATATAAAATGCTAGCCTCTTCTCCTGTCATTAACCCTAGTTCCAGCCAGCGGCCGGTGACGCTTAACTCTTGCTACAGGCTCTGCCGGCGGTGCCGGCGGTGCTTCAGCCACAGGAGCAGCCGCCTGCCGGCGAGGCGTTCTTCGCCTAGGCGTCCTAGGAGCCGGTGCTGGGGTTTCAGCCACAACTTCTGCTACAGGCTCTGCCGGCGGTGCTTCAACTACAGGAGCAGCTGCCCGGCGGCGAGGCGTTCTTCGCCTAGGCGTTCTAGGAGCTGGTGCTGGAGTTTCGGCCACTACCTCTTCACTTTGTGGCTCGGCCTGCTCGGCCTCTTCTTTCTTTCTAAACGGCATTTTATTCTCCTTTATATTACTTTCATCAGCCAAATATAGGCTGCCATGCTAAACTGCACCACTGCAAACACTGTTACTGCTCTGATGCGAAATACCTTTAATTCATCGATCGAC